GACTTCGGCTGTGTTCTGCATGCGCTGTTTCATGTAATCTCCTTTTGTCTCAGTCGTTCAAATTCGTCAAAGATTTTATCCTAGTTACGGTTTACTCGTCAAGTTGTCTCTTTTCTGAAACAGGTTTGCCGTTACCGCCTTTGCTGTTCAAACCAACTTTGTCTGCGCTGTAAAGCTCAATGTAAAAAGCCTCCTTCTCGTTGAGCTGACTCGCAGGACAGTCCTCTAACAACTCGAAAGTGAAGTTCTCTATGCCGTCTCGTACCATCGCCGCGTATAGCAGATTGCCCGCAGAGATTGGCGTCGCCCCTACTCCGCATTTAACATGGTCTGACCATCTCTTCTGGCAGTCCACCGACTGCCCGACGTAGCACTCTCCGGTCAACTGGTCGGTAATCTTGTATACGCCGCATACTTTTTCGGTGCCCAAGAGAGAGACAGAAAGAGCTTTCATCTTTTTCTGTAAGAAGGTGCTCCATATCGCTTTTCCCACCACTTGCGGGAAGAAGAGTCTCGAACGAATGTCGTTCAAATAGTTTATGTCGTGGGCCTCGTCTTCCGTGAGGTTGACGCTATGGTCTTGCGGCGAATCAGCTATCTCGCGCTCTTTCTTGGCCGCTTCTATCGCCGCATCCCTTGTTGCTTTCAGCGAGTTCAGCTCTGCCCGCACCTGGTCTGCCTCTATTTGCTTCTCAAACCGCAAGTTGTACACTGCTTGACGGATTCTCTCTTGCTTCTCTTGGCATCGAGCTTCCATTGCTCGCTCTTTTTCCGTGAACAGGCTATTCAACTCTTGCTCACGGGTTTCCTTTTGTCTCTCTAGCTCCTGCCTCTCAGACTCTCTTTGTTCTCTGAATATTTGCGCCTTGTCTTGTTCGGCGTCGGTCTGTGTCTTGAGAGCCTGATAGTTTTCTCGCGCCTTGGCAAGCTCTTCTTGTTGAGCCTCTATATCGCTTCTGATTCTGTCTCTCTCTTGGAGAACTTCCTCATTGTTAAGCTTCTCTACTTTGTTCGCCGTCAACCTTCCGACTGCAAAGGCCAATATAATCAAAAGGAGGGCGGCGAATATCAAGAACTCCGTCACTTCGTGCTACTACTTCTTCTCGACCGGCTTCTCCGCGTCAACATCGAAAGCAGCGCCGTCTTCAGTAAGAACGACGACCTTGATGCTACCCTCGCCCTCAAACTCCTTCTCCGGGTCGTTCACGAGGCCGCGCTTCTTGAGGCCGTTCACAACGCCCACCACAGAGCGAGGCGCAATATCCGTCTGCTCCGCGAGCTCCTTCTTGGTAAGCTCTACCTGCGGGTTCTCCTGAAGAAAGGAAAGAACCGCACGCGCGTTGTCGGAAAGTACATAAGCCATAGTCTTTTCTCCTTTTGTCTCTTGGGCACCATCTGCCCCTTTTATCTCCACAAGCCTATTATTACTCAAAAGCCACATAATGTCAAGTCCTTACCTAAAGATGTTTTTGAACGTGCAATCCTGCGGCGATTTGTCGTCAGCCTCACGAACTCTCACAAGACGCGGATGTCGCAGAGTGTGAGCTTCCTTGTCCACCGACATGCATTGAATCTCAGCGACCTTGCCGATATAGTTTTGCGGGTTGACCGCACAATCACCGCGCATAAAGTCGGTAAGACCGCTGGTCACGCTAGCGATGGGAACGGCATGGTTCTGCTCGTTCAAGGCGGCAACCACGAAACCGACCTTCCAGCCGTTGAAATAGGGCTTTGTGACAGGAGTCTTCAAGTCATCTGTGACAACATCTCCCGGATGTATCTCTATCTTCTTGCCAAAGGAATCTTCCCAATAGGGCCAAGAGTCAAGTTCCTTGCCAGTATAAACCCTCTCAGGCTCAATGAAGTCCACGACAACCGCGTCTACGGTGTCCTCTGTCTTCACTTTCTTATTCCAAACAGGGCGTTTGCCCGGTTTGTAAAGCCCGCCTATCTGCTTTAAGACGATACCTTCCTCGCCTGCGGCGAACGTGTTCTCAAGATAACGCTCTAGGTCATGCATTTGGATATCGGCTATCTCTAGCCAGGACTCCCAAGTGGAGACACGAGCTCTCACATTGTCGCGGATAGTCTCATACCTATGGAGATTCCCCTCTTGAAGCAGAGACTTCCCGGCGAATCGAATGCAATCGAACATATAGAAATGAATAGGGTTGTTGTATTGCCGCCCAATAGCCTTGTCAGGTAAGCACCCCATTACCTTGGTGACGTCTTTAGAAGTCTTGCCCGGATAGTATATCTCACCGATTAAGATTGTGTCGTTGGGAACGTCTTGCTGCGCCCACTCCTTGATGTGCGGCACATTGTCGATTTTATCTACAAAGAAGCCGGTCTTCTTTGATAAGGTTCGAGAGAAAAGGTGAACCTCGCCATTAGGAGTCTTTACAAGTTGATACAAGGCTCCATCCTTTTTCGTCTCCGCGAAGTACTCGCCGCTCCGCATAGACTCTAGCATGTCGTCATCGCTCTTGGGCTTATTTATCTTCATCGGCTCTTGGACATATTTTTGAATCCAGTCGTTCACTCAACCTCCTTTCAACTACTCTCCTATATTATACCACAGGGCCTAGGCTGTGCCAACATCTACCTTTCCCCTACCGCCGACTTTACCAAGAGGCCAATCAGGATAGACGATGTTAGACCACATGACGTCTCTAATCTCATCGCCCTTATCCATCTTGATGCCGACCTGACCCGAGCTAGCCTTGCCGCTAGAGTTTAACGCATCGACTTGGAATTGCAAGAACCTTCCTCGTAAGGTTTCGATAATAGAGTAATTGTTCACATTAGGGACGATTCTGTGAACAACCTGTACAACATCTCCCTTTTGGAGCTTGATATAAGACATGCCTCGCAAGTTTTGAGTCGCGCCATTGACAAGGCTAGAGTCAAACCTTTTGACCCTACCCAATCTTGTGAAGACACACATATCCGTTGGTTCGTCTCCCGCAGTCATGTATACCACATGCTCAAAGTTTTTAGTGTCGAAATCTAGCAAAGAAGCAATCGCCGTTCCTTTGTCAGCGTTCAAACACTCTTTGATTTTCTCAGCCTTGATTCTATATATCTTACCAAGAGACGTGAAAATGTTCACTGTTCCGTCTGACATGCATGGGTCGTTCAAGATGTTGGTATCACTGCTGCGGAATTTGCTCGCATGTACTCGTTTCAAGTAATTGAAATCAGAAGACAGGCAAATGACATATCTCTCAGGCTGCTTGGCCGTCTTAGCCTTTGCCGCAGGCTTCTTAATATCTCTGTCTACAACCTTTGTGCGGCGAGGAGTACCGTATTTCTTAGCCAAATCCTTCAGCCTCTTGACAAGGATATTCTTCTGCTCGCGCTCTGAGTCGGCTATCTTTTGCAGCTTCTCCGCAAGCTCTCTCTTCTCGTCTAGTTCTTGGATTACTTCAGACTCCTCTAGCTTGGCGAGCCTCGAAAGCTTCATTCCTAGAATCGCGTCAGCTTGTCTCTCGGTCAACTTGGCCTTGTCTATCATGGTTTTCTTGGCGACAGCGGAGCTCTCGGCTTTGCGGATAATACCAATGACCGCATCTATTCCCCGCAAAGCACGGACTAGCCCCTCTAGAATCTCTATCCTGTCTTTCGTTTTGGTCAAATCAAACTCAGTCTCTCTCTTGATACAAGAAAGATTGTGCTCAATATAGATATCCATCATCTGCTTGTGGTTTAACAAGGTGGGGCGTTTGTCCACAAGAGCGACCTGGTTGACCGCATAGGTGGTGCGGAGAGGTGTCTTTGCTAGAAGGAGAGTCAATGTCTCGTCTGCGTTCACAGATGAATCGCATTCTATCGTCAATTGCAACTTGCCGTTGCCGGAATCGTTACGGAAGTCCTTGACATGCGGGAGCTCGCTGCTCTCGTACAGCTTGGTTATCTTGTCGTAGATAACGTCGAAGCTTTGGTTGAAAGGAAAATCCGTGAAGGCTATCTCTTTTCCCGAGACTGTGTAAGAAGCCTCTATAATCACTGAGCCTTGCCCAGTCTCGGATATCTTTTGGCATTCTTTTGAGTTCACTAGCACGCCGCCTGACGCAAGGTCTGGGCAGAGAACTTGAACCTCTCCGCTCTTTAGATATTCTTGGACTGCTGTTGCTACCTCTTGTAGGTTATATGTCAGGAAATTGCAGCTGCACGCATACCCCATGCCTTGATTCGGTAGGCAGAATAGACCGGGGAACACGGCAGGCAAAGACTCCGGCTCTTTCTCCTCGTTTGAGA